TGGTACGGCGACGCCCAAAACCTGCCCAGATATAATTTTGAAAATTTCATTTCCGCTTCCGACCCGGTAAAAAATAAAGGGGTAGGGGCTAAAAAAAGAAAAAAATGTGACCAATTCGGACACAAAAGAAAGGGGGTGCGGTTTTTGAAAGCGTACACTTCAAAGGCGGTTGCCGCTTGGCTGGATATTTCAGAACGCAGAGTGCGCCAGCTGCGTGACGAAAAGGTTATAACGGAAATCAGACCGGGGCTGTACGACTTGAAGACCGTAAACCACCAGTACATAAATTATTTGCGCAAAAACAACCCGGAAAGTGAAAGCGCAATAGATTACAACGCAGAACGTGCAAAGCTGGTCAGAGCAAAAAGAGAAGCACAAGAACTAGAATTGCAACTGCGCAGAAATGAGGTACACACCACAGAGGACGTGGAACAGGTAATGACAGACACACTTGTTAGGTTCAAAACAAGGCTTATGGCTATACCTGCAAAGTTAAGCCCAATTCTATCAAAGAAAAAGGACCAGACAGAAATATTTAAGCTGCTGAAAAGCGCCATTGATGAAATATTGGAAGAACTTTCAGACTTCCAGACAGTGTTTGGGTACGGTGTAGACAATGAAGAAAAACACAGTTGATATGTTCACACGGATTTTCAAAGTGCTGCAACCGCCACCAGAAATGACACTTTCACAGTGGGCAGACAAGTTCCGCAGACTGTCTGCCGGGTCTTCTGCAGAGCCGGGACGCTGGAAGACGGCAAAGGCACCGTATCAAAAAGAGATTATGGACGCCATAACAGATATTACAATAAAAAAAGTTGTGATTATGTCGGCAGCACAGGTGGGAAAGACAGACGCAATGGTGCTGAACCCTATTGGATATTATGTGCATTATGACCCGTCACCGATTATGGTTATACAGCCGACAATAGACATGGCAGAGAAGTTTTCAAAAGAAAAGCTGTCGCCTATGCTGCGTGATACGCCCGTACTTGCGGACCGTATCAACGAAAAGAGCCGCAACAGTGGTAATACAATCATGCAAAAGATATTTCCGGGCGGCTTTATAACGATTGCAGGAGCGAACAGCCCAACAGGACTGCGAAGCCACACAATCAGAATATTGCTTGCGGACGAAATAGACGCATACCCAGCCAGCGCAGGAAAAGAGGGCGACCCGCTTTTGCTGGCTTCAAAGCGTCAGACTACGTTCTGGAATAAAAAGCAGGTGGACATTTCCACACCGACGGTCAAAGGGGCTTCCAGAATAGAAGTGGAGTACGAAAACAGCAGCCGGGGAGAATGGAACGCACCGTGCCCGTGCTGCGGAGAACTGCAACCGCTGGTCTGGTCAAATGTTGTGTTCGACAAAAACGACCTATCAGAAATCAGATACGCTTGCAGCAAGTGCGGCGTCATATCCAGTGAAGCAGAATGGAAAGAACACTTTATTGATGGAACATTTGTGCATGAAGACCCAGACAACCCCGTGCGTGGGTTTCACTTGAACACGCTTGCTTCCACATTGACCACATGGCAAGAAGTTGTTGAAAAGTTTCTGACGGCAAATGACCAGATGAAAAAAGGCAACGTGGAACTGATGAAAGTATGGACTAATACCGAAATGGGGCAAACGTGGGAAGAAGACGGGGAAACCATAGAAGACGACGAACTGATGAAACGCCGGGAGAAATACAAGTGTGAAGTGCCAGAAGAAGTGCTGTACTTGACAGCTGGCGTAGATACGCAGGACGACAGATTTGAAATTGAAGTTGTGGGCTGGGGTCCAGAATATGAAAGCTGGGGCATTAGGTATGCGGCAATATACGGCGACAATTCAGACATCAACAATCAAGTCTGGCAAGACCTTGACACATTCTTATTGCAGACCTTTGAAAAACCGGACGGAACGAAAATGAAGCTGTCATGCGTCTGCATTGACAGTGGAGGACACAGAACCAATCAAGTATATAAATTCTGCAAAGCCCGGTTCAATCGCAGAGTATTTGCAATCAAAGGTTCAAATGATAGCGCCGCAGCGTATATCCAGAAGCCGTCAAAAAGCAACCGTGAGGGCGCATATCTTTTCACACTGGGAGTTGATACCGGAAAAAGCCTGCTTATGGACAGACTAAAGCTGGAGGAAGAGGGACCCGGCTTTTGCCATTTCCCAAAAGAAGAGGGCAAGGGATATGACGAAAAGTATTTCAAGGGCTTAACGTCGGAAAAAAAGGTAATGCGCTACAAAATGGGAAGACCGTATTTTGCATGGGAACTGAAAGACAAAGGCGAACACAAGCGAAATGAAGCACTGGACTGCCGAAACTACGCAACGGCAGCTATTGAAATTATCAACGTACCATTGAAAAAACCAGACAAAAAGAAAGACGCCACGCAAGCAAAGAAAATTGTAAAACGTGGCAGAAGAAGAAGTGGAGGAATTTTATAAATGGCAGGAATTACACTGGAAACAGCAAAAAGACACCTTGACGCATGGCTGGAAGCAGAACTGGCAGTGACAAACGCCCAGTCATACACGATAGGTAGCAGGACTATGACAAAAGCCAATCTGACCGAAATTAGAAAGTCTATTGAATATTGGCAAGGGAAAGTCACTGCACTTGAAAATGCGGCAAAATATGGCGGCAGGAACCGTGCAAAACGATTTGTACCACGGGATTTATAAACATTGCCCGTGATTGCCCGTTTTGGGGCTTTATTTCCCCCCATTGCCCGCAAAAATGGGGTAATATTGTAGCGTGAATAAGTGAGAAAAGACAAAAAGCACCCGTGAAAAGGTGCTTTTTTCATGCAATAAAGGAGGTGAAAGCGTGGGAATTGCAGCGGGAATTGATAAGGCAATAGCAGTCATAGCACCGCAAGCAGCACTGAAAAGAACGGTTGCAAGGCAGAAAATGCAGATTTTAGACAGCGGGTATGGCAATTATGGCGCCAGCGTCACAAAGAAATCACTTGCAGGCTGGCTTCATGCAGGCGGCAGCAGTCGTGAGGACATAGAAGACAATGTATCTGTATTGCGCCAGCGTACCCGTGATTTATACATGGGCGTGCCGCTGGCAAACGGGGCAGTCAAAACCATGCGCACCAACATTGTTGGACGTGGGCTGCGGTTGAAATCGACCATTGACGCAGAAACGCTGGGAATTTCACCAGAAGAACGCCGGAACCTTGAAAAAAAGATTGAAAAAGAGTGGTCTATCTGGGCTGAAAGCAATGATTGCGATATGTCAAGGATAGACAACTTTTACGAGTTGCAGCAGTTGGCTTTTATGAACTGGCTTATTTCTGGGGATTGTCTGGCGGTATTGCCAGTCAAACCACGAATAAACCAGCCGTATGACCTGCGTGTGCAGCTGATAGAAGCAGACAGACTTTGCAGCCCGGACGACTGCGACACCATAGACAACAAGATTGTTGGAGGTGTAGAGGTTGACAAGTCCGGGGAAGTGATAGCGTATCACATAGCGAACCACCACCCGTTGTCATACGCATACAATGACATAAGCTGGCAGAGGGTTGAAGCATACGGACAAAAGACCGGAAGAAGAAACGTGCTTCACATGATGAACCGGGAAAGAATAGGACAGCGCAGGGGAGTTCCGTTCCTTGCGCCAGTCATTGAAAGCTTGAAACAGCTTGGAAGATACACGGACGCAGAGCTTGTGGCTGCGGTTGTGTCTGGCATGTTTACCATTTTCATTGAAAAGGCAGACGCCAGCGCAGAAGACGCCATAGGGAGTATGCTGCCGGAAGAAGTGCAGGTGGACGCAGAAGACGAAAGCACCATTGAACTTGCGCCGGGCGCCGTTATCGACTTAAACGAGGGCGAGAAAGCACACGACACGAACCCCGGAAGACCAAACGCCAATTTTGGCGGCTTTGTAGAAGCAATATGCCAGCAGATAGGCGCAGCGCTTGAAATTCCGTATGAATTACTTGTGAAGCGTTTTAATTCCAGCTATACAGCCAGCAAAGGTGCGCTGGAAGAAGCATGGAAAATGTTTAATATGTACCGTGACTGGCTATCAACGGACTTTTGCCAGCCAGTATATGAAGAATGGCTGACGGAAGCAGTAGCAAAAGGACGTATCAAAGCACCGGGCTTTTTTGCTGACCCGGCAATAAGAAAAGCATATTGCGGGGCAAAGTGGAACGGACCTGCAAAAGGTATGCTTGACCCGGTAAAAGAGGTCACGGCAGCAGAAAAGAGAGTGTCAAACGGCTTTAGCACCAGAAGTGATGAAGCAATGCAAATGACGGGAAGTAACTTTTATAACAATGTAGAACAGCTGAAACATGAAGAAAAAGAACTGAAAGAGGTGAAGAAAATTGCCAATGGAACCACAAACAAACAGAACACCCCAGCAGAACCAGCAGACAATACCGGGAATGAACCAACAGCAGGACAGCAGAACACCGGGCAATCCTTACGGGGTGACGACAAATAAATTCTGGGACTTTATCCCGGCAGCAGGGGACAAGCCGCCAGAACTGCTTTTATACGGCGCAATAAGCAGCCAGCAGTCATGGTGGGAAGACAGGGTGACGCCACAGCAATTCAATCAAGAACTTGCGGCGCTTGGTGATGTGCCGGAAATTATCGTGCGCATTAACAGCGGCGGTGGTGATGTGTTCGCAGCAAATGCGATTTTTACGAGATTGAAAGATTGTTCAGCGAAAGTGACAGTCAAAATTGATGGCTGGGCAGCTTCCGCAGCCACAATCATTGCCATGGCAGGCGACACAATCAAGATTGCCAGAAATGGTGTATTTATGATACATGACCCCGCAATGACAGTCTGGGACACTTTCAGAGCAGAAGACTTTTTGAAGATGGCTGATGAACTGAAAGTGATTAAACAAAGCATTGTCAATACATACGCCAGTAAGACTGGCAAAAAGACAGAGGACATAGAACAGCTTATGTCAAATGAAACATGGTGGACGGGCGACATTGCCGTTGAAAACGGCTTTTGTGATGAATTGATGTTTGAAGACAGCACAACAGTTGTTGAAAATTCTTCAAAAATCGTTGTCAATTCAGTGCCTATTGACGTTTCCATGTTCAAGAGTATTCCAACCCAGTTATTAAACAGCCCGCACAATCAAAATCCGGGTAGTTTAGTAAATAGTGCAACAGAACCTATCAACAAGCCAAAAGAAAAGGAGGAACCAGAAATGGCAGCACCAGAAAACAAAATCACAACGGTTGACGCACTAAAAGCCGCATACCCGGATTTAGTAGCGACAATCCAGAATGAAGCAGCAGCCACAGAACGTGCCAGAATTAAAGGCATTGAAGACTTGGCAAATGGCAACTATGACGCAATCGCAAAGGACGCAAAGTTTGACAACCCTATTTCTGCACAGGAAATGGCAGTTAAAATCATTTCAGAGCAGAACAAAGCGGGCGGCAACTACATTCAGAACCGCCAGCAGGACGCAGAAAAAGGCGGTGCAAACAGCGTGCAGGGAGCAGCACCGGAGGACAACGCAGGAGAGAACGGCAAGAACGTGTTTGACGCCGCTATTGATAAGCTGTTTCCAGACGAGAAATAAGGAGGTACAAGCAAATGGGTGAATATGCAGTAGAAAAAAGAGAAATCACACCGAAGAATTTTTTTGCTGGTGATTTTCCAACAGTACCGGAAACCGGAACAGCAAATGCAGCTATCAAGGAATACGCACCAGTAATGATTGACGCAGCAAATGACAATAAGATTATTCCAGTTGCAAAAGGAAGCGAAGCAAGCGCAATCGGTATCGCCGCTGCGGCAGCAGGAAACGGCGAACCAGTGACATATTACATGACAGGTGAGTTTTTCGCTGACGCATTAGCACTTGAAAGCGGGGCAGATTTGGCAAAAATCAAAGAAGCACTGCGCAAGGTATCAATCTTTTTGAGATAAGGAGGAAGAACAACAATGGCAAACGAAGTATCTATTTACGAACCACGGACAATGGGCAGAGTGGTTCAGAAGTTACCGCCCGTGCGTACTTTTTTTAGAAGTACATTTTTCAGACATGAAGAAACATTCACCACAAAGGACGTTGACGTTGACTTTAGAAAGGGCAGCAGAAAGGTTGCACCGTTCGTCAGCAGATTAGTTGGTGGAAAGGTAGTGCCAAACACTGGCTATCAGACAAAGACATATACACCGCCTTTGGTTGCACCGGAGAAAGTGACAACCGTTGATGATTTGTTAATCAGAAGACCGGGTGAAAGTCTTTATTCTGGCAGAACACCTGCGGAACGTGCAGTGCTTAAAATGGCAGATGACTTCAAGGAGTTAAGAGAGCAGATTTTAAGACGTGAAGAACTGATGTGCGCACAGACAATCTTCACTGGCGCAATCCCTATCATTGGCGACGGAGTGAATGAAGTAATTGATTTTTCTTTTACAAACAAAGAAACTATTTCAGTTGCAAAAAACAAGTGGACTGTTGACACTTCCGACCCTATCGCAGATATTAAACGCTGGCACGAAACAGTACAGAAGAAAGGTTTTGTGAACTGCGACATTTGCGTAATGGGAAGTGACGTTGCAAATGCGTTTGTAAATCACCCAAAGGTGCAGAAAATGCTTGATGTGAAAAACTTCAATCTTGCAGTTATCCAGCCTAAACAGTTACCGAACGGCGTCACATACATTGGCACAATTCACGAACTGGGACTTGATATTTACAAGTACAATGAGTGGTATCTTGACGACTGGACAAACCCGGACGCACCGGAGGACAAGCCGCTTGTACCTGCGGACAGTTTAGCACTGTTAAGCACAAATGCTGATTATTCCATGTACTATGGAGCAATCACACTTATTAAGGAACCAGACGGCAACTTTGTGACCGTAGAGGGTAAATATGTACCGGACACATGGACAAAGCGCAAGCCTGCCCGCCGCTTCCTTAATCTGTCTTCTGCACCGTTATGCGTTCCGCATGATGTAGACAGCTGGTTTGTTGCAACACCTATCTAATGGACTTCAAAGCACAGCTTGCCAGTGACATGAAAGTGTTTCACAACTGCGGAGAAATGGCAACTATGACTGATATATGGTATCAAGGCAAGAAACACTATTTGCCCATAATCATTGACCACACGGCAGCCGACGAACGGCAGAGAGGAAACGGGGACAATGCAGAGGGCATAAACCGTGCTTCTTGTCTGGTCTATATGTCATTATATGATTTTGGTTGCGTTCCCAAAAAAGGACGCCAGCTTGAAATTGACGAAGCCGGGGCAATCAATATGTATAACATTTCAAAAGCAGACTGCGAGGACGGGGAAATAATTCTTGAATTGGAGATGTTGGAAGAATGATTGAAATAACATCTGACGCAATAGAAAGAGTGGGAACCCTGCTGGCAGACGTTCCAAAAGGTGCAGAAAGAGTATTTGCCAGCGCTATGAACCGTGGTATTTCCAGAGTGAAGACACAGGCAATAAAGCAGGTAAAAACCGTATATGCCGTAAATGGCGCAGCACTGACGAAAGCAACCAGAATAAATATAACCAAAGCCAGCACGGGAAACCTTGCGGGCTTTGTTTCGTTTTCTGGCGTGAAAATACCGCTGTACAAATTCAAAGTAACGCCGACGAAGCCCGGAACTGGAAAACAGGTGCGGGCAGCAGTTAAAAAAGGCGGCAGCGGGACACCATTTGAAGACGCTTTTATTGCAGAGATGAAAAGCAATGGTCACACCGGAGTATTTGAGAGGACAGGGCGCAAGCGTTTTCCGATTGAAGAAAAAATGGGACTATCAGCAGCACAGATGGTGGGAAACGAAGATATTATAGACGGGCTGGAAAAGGAAGCACAAGAACTGGTAAACGAAAGAATTATACACGAAATGAACAGGATTTTGAATGGTTATGGAGGGTAAAGCATGACACCAGTTTTTTTGTTGGAAGAATTACAAAAATTCATTAGTTCCAAAACGTCTGACATTATTTTGCCAGTGCGAACCAGAACGGGAAGCAACGAAGAAAAAGAAAGAGCAGCAGCGGTTTATAAAATGGGGCTGCCGGAAGCCGACGACGTACAACAGAAAGTGCCATACATTCTGTTAAAGTTCCTAACAGGGACGGACGACAAGAAAGCAGGCGAACCAGAGGAAGACAGCTGCAAGGTAAGAATAATATTTGCGGTGTATTCAGAAGATGGGCAGGACGGACCGCTTGCACTTCTCAATCTGATTTTGAGAGTACGAAGCGAATTGAAGAAAGCTGGGACAATCGGCGGCGGTCAGTTTGCGTTACAACTGCCGCTTGAATATATCGTTTATCAAGACACCACACCGCCATATTACATGGGGGAAATGGTGACAAATTGGACATTGCCAACCGTCCAACGTGACGTGGCAGAAGTCCTTTATAACTTATAGAACAGGAGGAAACAAGATGGCAAGAGCAACCACAGCAAGCGTCACAGCAGCCGAAAAGGACACTGAAAAGACACAGGCGGTAGAAAATACCACCACAGAAGAAAAAGCCACAGAAACGGCAAATAAGCAGGAAGAAACAGTAAAGCTGATTTACATTGGACCAAACCTGCCAAAAGCAATGTTACAGTGCAACAAGATTTTTGAGGGAACCAAAGAGGAAATCAAGAAAGAACTTTCTTTCATTCTTGAAAAATTCCCACTGGTAGAAAAAATGCTGGTTCCCATAACGGAACTTGCAGAAAAGAAAGACAAGGTGAAGACAACCGGGAACGTGTACAACAAGTATTATTCCGACTTAAAGGCTGCCGCCCTTGCATACGCAGAACAGGAGGTATAAGCGAATGAGTGACGTATCACATGGAGTAAACGCAGGCAAGACAAGCAATGGCACAATCACGCCAGTGTCAGTAGATACGGGCGTGCATTTTGTGGTAGGAACTGCGCCAGTACAGATGGCAAATGGAAAAGTAAATGAAGTGATTATGGCTTCAAGTTACCCAGAAGCAGTGCAGGCGTTGGGGTATTCTGATGACTGGAAGAAATACAGTCTTTGTGAAGAGATTCACACAGCGTTTACGCTTTTTAATTCCGCACAGGTATTTTTTGTGAATGTTCTTGACCCAAAGAAGCACAAAAAGACCGTAACAGAAGCGCAGATGGACGTTGTAGACAATCAGATTGAGTTACCGATTGAAGCAATCGCAAGCAGTGTGGAAATCACCGGAAAGACTGCCGGGGAAGACTACGAAGTATTTTACAGTGACACAAAATGCGTTGTGGAGTTCTTAAAAGAAGCCACAGGAAAAGTTACCGTAAAATACGACGCTGTGGACGCTTCACAGGTAACAAAAGATGATATTATCGGAGGTTACAACGTAAACACACACAAAACCACAGGACTTGAACTGATTAACAGTGTATTTCCACGCTTCACAAAGGTTCCGGACCTTATTTTGTGTCCGAATTGGTCACATGACCCAGAGGTTGCAGCCGTTATGTCTGCAAAGGCAGAGAATATCAACGGACTGTTTGAAGCGGAAGCAATTCTGGACGTTGACACAACGGAGACCGGGGCGACATATTACACAGAGGTGCCGGAGTGGAAGAAGAAAAAGAATTTTACAAAGCGCACGGAAATTCTTTGCTTCCCTAAAGTTGCGCTGGGTGATAGAATTTTCAATCTTTCAACACAGCTTGCGGCGTCAATGTCAGCCGTAGACAATGCGGAAGAGTACGGCGGCGGCACACCTTGCGAAAGTGCTTCAAACAAGGGCATACAAGCAGACAGAATGGTTACTGCGGACGGTTCGGAAGTAGTCATGGATATTCAGCAGGCAAACTACTTGAACGAAAACGGCGTTGTGACCGCACTTAATTTCTTTAATGGCTTTGTAAGCTGGGGAAATTATACGGCTTGTTATCCTGCTAACACAGACGTGACGGACTATTTCTACTGTATCAACCGTATGTTCAAGTGGGTTGCAAAGACACTTATTTTGACATACTGGAACTACATTGACAGAGGAATTAAAAGACGTCTGATTGACGCAGTTGTGCAGTCAATCAATGATTGGCTGGCAAGCCTTGCAACTGATGAAAAAATCATTGGTGGACGTGTGGAGTTCAACGAAAGCGAAAACAGCACAAGCCAGCTTGCAGCAGGAATTGTGCGTTTTCACATTTATATGACACCGCCATCACCAATGCAGAAAATGGACTTTGTGCTTGAATATGACTTGTCATATCTTGCAGCACTGGTGGCAGCATAACAGGAGGTGAAACAGAATGTCAAAAGTTGACGAATTAGTTATTAACTATGCGATTTACGAAGACGCAGTAGAGTATCTGGGAACCACAGAAGTGACACTGCCAGACTTGGAGTACATGACGGAAGAGTTGAGTGGCGCAGGCATTGCGGGAAATATCGAAGAAATCATTATCGGTCACTTAAATGCAATGTCAACAACTTTCAATTTCCGAACTGTCACAGCGGCAGCGGTCAAGCTGATGGAACCACGGGTACACAGAATTGACCTGCGAGTTGCACAGCAGAGAATGAACCTGCGTACAAGCGCAAACGAAGTGTCCGGCGTTAAGCACATTATGAAAGTAAAGCCGAAGAAGACAGCGCTTGGAAAAGTTGCGGCAGCTTCAACAGCTGATGTAAGTGGTGAATATGCCGTTTCATACTATGCAATGTACTTGGACGGTTCAAAGGTAACGGAAATTGACCCGTTAAACTTTGTGTGCATTATCAATGGCAAAGATTACTTAAAGGACGTCAGAAAAGCATTAGGCAAGTAAAAAAGACAGCAGGAGCCAGCGGGAAGACCGCTGGTTTTTTCCTGCCTAAAATAAAAGATATGGAGGAATAAACAATGTCAGATACAACAAATACAACTGAAAACATGGAGCAGGTAACAGAGCAGGAAAAGGAAATGCAGGAAGCGCAGGCAAGCGGCGTGGTAAATTTTGACGACAAGAAGAAAGACAAGGAAGAAGACGGCAGCTTGAATTATACACACACATTCAAGAAGCCCAGAGAAATTGAGGGAAAGAAGTATACAAAATTAACTTTCTATTTTGACAATCTGACTGGTGAAGATATTGAAGCAGTAGAACAGGAACTTGCGGACCAGAACAAATACGCACTTTCACCGGAAATTTCTTCTGCGTTCCAGTGTATTCTTGCGGCAAAAGCTGCGGGGGTTGCTTCTGATGAAATCAGACGTCTTCCGGTAGGTGATTACATGAAGATTAAGAACAAAGCAAGGGATTTTTTAATTGCTGCGGGCTATTAAAAATTAAAGAACCCGCAAAGTTCATAAGAAAGCAGATATACAAAATGTCAAGGGCTTCACATACGCCCGTCCCGTTCTGGCTGCAAATGCCTATACGCAGACTTTTTGCATGGATTGAAACCATAAATGAAGTGGAAAAAGAAGAAGCGGAAGAGCAGAAACAGAACAGCAATAATGCGTAGGGAGGTGAAACAGCTTGGCAGGGTCACAAAAGGAATTTGAACTGCTTTTTAAGCTGAAAGCGTCGCTGGGTGGCAATTTTAATAGCACATTCAAAAGCGCAATTAACACCAACAACCAGTTACGGGACAGCTTAAAAAATGTCAATTCCCTGCAATCAAAGATTGACGGCTACACAAAGCAGTCTGCCGCTATTGATAAGAACAAAGAACGGCTGGCACAGCTTAACGCAGAACATGACAGATTACAGCAGGAATTGCAGCAGACAGGCGAACCCACAGAAGCACTGCGGAAGAAGCTTGAAAAGAATGAAAACCAGATACAACAGACCACTGCCAAAATTGAAGAACAGGAAAAACAATTAAACAGTTACGCCGACGAACTGAAAGCAGCCGGGGTAAATACGGACAATCTGGAAGAAGCAAACGGAAGACTGCAAAAGTCTTATGAAAAGCTGCAAACTTCACAGCAGACGTTGCAAAAGCTAAACGACAAGCAACAGCAGGTAGAACAGAGCATTTCAAAGACAAAAGGACAGCTGGTGGGAACTATCGGTGCAATTAGTGCCGTAGCTGCCGCAGTGTATGCAGGACCCGTGCAAGCAGCGAAGCAATACGAAACAGCAATAGCAAAGGTGGGAACCATTGCAGATACACAGGAAGTCCCACTGGGCACATTGTCACAACAGATAATGGAACTGTCAAACAAGACGGGAATTGCAGCCAATGCCATTGCTGATGATGTGTACAACGCTATATCTGCCGGGCAGAAGACAGGTGACGCCGTAAACTTTGTTACAAACAGTACGAAGTTAGCAAAAGCTGGATTTGCGGAAAGTTCGCAAACGCTGGACGTATTAACAACCGTATTAAACGCATACGGCATGAGTGCGGAAAAAGTAAGCACAGTATCAGATATGCTGGTACAGACGCAGAACAAAGGTAAAGTAACAGTAGGAGAGCTGGCAAGCAGCATGGGTAAAATCATACCGACTGCAAACGCCAGCAATGTTTCACTGGAACAGTTATGCGCCGGATATGCAATAATGACCAGCAAAGGTATTGCAGCCGCAGAAACGACAACATACATGAACAGTATGTTGAATGAGTTGTCAAAGTCTGGAAGCACGACGGACAAGCTATTGCGGCAGAAGATGGGCGGCAGCTTTGCAGAATTGATGGCAAGTGGTAAATCACTTGGGGAAATTCTGGGAGGTATACAGCAAGAAGCCAGCAAGTCCGGTCTTGCTCTATCTGATATGTTCAGCAGTTCGGAAGCCGGAAAAGCGGCAATGTCGCTTCTGTCAAACGGAGTTGACGGCTTCAATTCAAGCGTACAAGACATGGTGAACAGCGTTGGAGCAACAGACAGCGCATTTGCCAAAATGGAAGACACCACAGAAGCCAAAATGGAAAAGGCAAAGAACAGTATTGCAAACTTGGGTATTGTTCTTGGTCAAAATTTACTGCCGATTGTCGGAAATCTGGCAGACAAAGTGGCGGTTGTGGTCACTAAAGTTTCAGAATTTGCAGCAGCAAACCCAAAATTAGTGCAAACAGCCCTAAAGGTAGCAGCAGGGCTGGCGGCATTGAAAGTGGGAATGTTGACAACAAAGCTGGTTACATTATCAGCACAAGACGGCATATTGTCACTGGCAAAAAAACTGCTGGGACTGCGTGCCGGATTTATTGAAAATGCAGCAACAAGCGTAAGTTTTGCGGAAAAGCTGAAAACAGCTGGAAGCGGTATATTGTCATACTTTGGCAATGTAAAAGGCGCTATGGGCGGCGTAGGTTCTGCAATAGGTAATATATTCAGTGGCAACAGAGTTATTGGAGCAGTAACAGGCTTTATGGGCGGCGTGAAGCAGTCCATTGTCAGTGGCTTTTTAGGAATTGCAGGAAAAGCAAGCGGAGCATTGACAGGAGCCGGGACAAAAATGCTGGGACTTATGCTGAAACCATTTTCACTAATTGGCGGCAAGCTGGGTCCGATACTTGGAACGGTAGGCAGTGCGATTGCAAACAGCCCACTTGGAAAAGTAGGCGGCTTCATAAGAAAGGGAATTACCGGAGCATTTAGCAAGGCAACAACACTGATTGCACCGCTGGGAAATGCGGTAAAAACGGTGCTGGGTCCTATTGGAAACCTTGCAAAAACAGCACTGGGACCGCTTGGAGGTATTGCAGGAAAGATACTGCCAGTTGTGGGCGTTATCACAACAATTATTACAGTAATACAGCTTGTAAAGAACCATCTTGAAGAGACAAGGGGATTTATACAGCGGACTTTTGGTGATGAAGCACTGGCAGTCTTTGACAAGATTGTTTCAGTCATTACCAACGTAGGCGACACCATAAAGAATGTGTTTTCTGATGGGAACATAGGTGCAGCCCGTGACAAGATACAAGAGTTGTTCGGAGATAAAGGCGCAGCAGTCTTTGACACGTTCGTAAATGTGCTGGGAACAGTCAAGAACGCAGTTTCAGAGGTTGTGGGCTTCATAACCACATACGTTGTGCCAGTTGCAGAACAGGTATTGCAGGTGATTGTTACACAGGTAATACCGGGGATTGTTAGCTTTATTCAAGCGGCAGCCCCAACCATTATGCAAATTATACAAAGCATTGCTGATTTTATCGGTGCAATTATTCCGGTGATAGGAAGTTTTATTGCTGGTCTTATGCCGATTATTTCAGAAATAATCACATTCATTTCAACTTATGTTTTACCGATTATTTCAGAATTATTCAGCTTTGTTTGCAGCACGGTACTTCCGGCAATTTCCGCAGCAATTCAAGCAATTTTACCAGTGGTGACAAACGTATTGCAAACGCTTTTACCTGCGATACAAACAGCACTGACAACAATCTGGAACATAGTTTCACCAATAATTCAAGGAATTTTAGCAGCAATACAATTTGTAATGCCAACAATCCAGTCTATCGTACAAAGCGGAGTTCAAGCAATTTCCGGTGTAATTTCTGGAATTGCAACCGTACTGAATGGAATTATCACTTTCATAACTGGTGTATTCTCCGGGAACTGGCGGCAGGCTTGGGAGGGCATAAAGCAAATTTTTTCTGGAATTTGGCAGGGTATCAAGTCAGTGTGTACGGGCGTTATCAACGGCATTATATCTGTGGTCAACACGGTTATACGTGGATTGAACAAAGTAAAAGTGCCAGACTGGGTGCCGGGCGTAGGTGGAAAGGGTATAAACATATCTGAAATACCTATGCTGGCGAAAGGTTCCAAAAACACACCAGACACGTTCATTGCTGGCGAAGCGGGACCAGAGTTAATCACGAACGCACCGGGGCGCACGGTGTTTACAGCAGACCAGACAAGAAACATTCTGGCTGCGCAGAATCCGGCAGCCACAACAGCGGCAGCAGTAGCGCCAACAACAGCACAGACCACAACAACACCGCAGACAGTGAACAACTACAACACAGCGCCAGAGGTAACAGCAGGCGCAGGAAGCGGCGGGGGAAGTGCAAACAACGTAACTATCAACAACAGTCCGACAATCGTTATCAACGGGGACAAGCCGGAAGACTTGGACGCAAAGCTGGAAGAGAACAACAGAAAGTTGCTGCGTGACGTTGAAGACATGCTGGACGAAAAAGAAGACAAGGAGAAGCGGCAGAAATATGACTAAAAGCTACACAACCATATCTGGGGATATGTGGGACAAGATAGCATTTGAACAAATGGGAAGTGTCCTGCATACAGATAAGCTGATGAAAGCCAATGTCAAGTACGCCAGCACCTACGTTTTCCCTGCCGGGGTTGTATTAACAATCCCGGAAGTGGAAGACGAAGAAGACTTGGAACTGCCACCGTGGAAAAGGGGGCTGCTGACGTAGAATGAGTGCAAAAGACATGGCACGCCGGGTGGAACTGCGGCTGAAATTTCAAAACGTAAAAGTCCCGGCAAATATAAATAAATATTTAAGCAGCCTTACTTTCACTGATGAAGACGAAGACAACGCAGACGATTTGCAGCTTGCGTTTGATGATAGAGAAAGAAAGTGGCTGGGAAGCTGGCTGGAAGTAAAGCCGACTTTCATTAAGACCACAACGACGGTGCAAAAGCAGGTTGAAGCTGCAAGCGTTGTCAATTATGTGGTCAAAAAAGGTGATACGCTTTGGGCTATTGCTAAAAAGTATCTGGGAAGTGGCACAAAATACCCGCAGATTGCTTCTGAAAACAATATAAAAAACCCTAACTTGATATATCCGGGGCAGGTTTTCAAAATCACAACGGGAGGTACAACAACACAGACGGTCACAGAAACGAAAGAAACAACAAAGAAAGTGTCTGACCCTAAACTGATAACGGCAACGATTGTCCAGAAGAACTGGCACGACAACGGAAAAGACGCCGTGCTGGACTGCGGGACATTTGAACTGGACAGCGTAGACGCCAGCGGACCGCCAACCAAAATCACACTAAAGGGCACGTCAATTCCTTATACTTCCAAAATGAGAGTAGAAAGAAAATCAAAGGCGTGGGAAAACACCAATTTGAAAGTGATTGCGGAGCAGATAGCGTCAGAAAGCAACTTGAAACTGATGTACCTTGCGGACAACATACCGAAGTACAAAAGAAAAGAGCAGGTGCAGACGTCAGACATTGTGTTTTTACAGAAATTATGCAAAGCGGCAGGACTTGCGCTGAAAGTAACAACATTGAATGTGGTTATTTACGACGCCGCAGAGTACGACAGCAAGCCACCTATAAAAACCATAAAATATGGCAGCGGTGATTACATTTCATACAAGCTGGGAACCAGCTTGCATGATACAGCATACACCAGCTGTCATGTTTCATATACGGACCCGGACAGCAAAGAAACGATTGAAAGCACATACACGGCAGACAGTACAGAGGGAACCGGGCAGACACTTGAAGTCAACGAAAAGGTCAGAAGTACAAATGAAGCATACGAACTGGCAAAAAAGAAACTGCGTGAAAAGAACACACAGCAGTTTACAGCAAGTTTCACAATGCTTGGTGATGTGCAGCTGGTGGCAGGTGCCACAGTCAAATTAAAGGGCTTCCAGAAGTTTGACAGAAAGTACAAGATTACAAAAGCAACCCATAAATTAACGGGAGGATATACAACACAGATTGAATTGCAACAGGTATTGGAGGGCTACTGATGGCAGATATGACAGAATTAAAAAACATAGTACGGCTTGGCACCGTGCAGAGTGTGAACGCCAGCAAAATGACAGCCCGTGTGAAATTCAAGGACAAAGGCGGTATAACTTCCGGTGATTTAAGAATTATAAAACGTCCCGTGTATGTTGTGCCAGCAATGGAAAGCGGCGCAGAGGGACGGACGGCAAAAACAACGCTGAAATATGACTACAACGGGCAAATGTTAAAGGAAGTAAGCCACAGCCATGAAGCATTTGTGACAGAGTGGACGCCGGGCGTTAATGATATGGTGCTTTGCATAATGGTTCCAGATGGCGACGGGGACGGCTTCATAATAGGGGAGGTGTAGAGCATGGCAAAAATAGGAAGTCTGGGAAGTCTGGTTTTTTCAGTTTCAGAAAATACCGTGCGCACCTTTGATGAATTAAGCTGGAAAGTGTCTGCAAAGTACGCAACGCATGACAGACACATTAAGCGTGACGTATTGGAGTTTTTAGGACCGGAACCCGGAACAATCAGTTTCAAAATGGCGTTCAGTGTATTTCACGGAACAAACCCACTGAATGAAATTAAGAAATTAAACAAAATGTGCAATAAGGGCAATATTTCAACACTGGTTTTAGGTGGCAAGAAATACGGTTCCTATAAGTGGGTGATAACAGGCGTTAGCAGCACATTGAAACGCTATGACAACAAAGGCAACTGCTGGGCTGCAACAGCAGACGTGACATTGAAAGAATATCCAAAGAGGTGATAAAGCATGGACGTGATAAGGGGCGACGGGTCACTATTGACAGAAATTGACCTTGCACCAGCAAATGACCATCAAGCAGTCATACAAAATATTGCGGTTATTCTGGACACGGTGCAGGGGTCCTGCCCTATGTTCCGTGATTTTGGATTGCCCGGAAGCCTATACGGAAGACCGCAACCAGTAGTTGAAAATATACTGGTGGGCTATCTGTACGACCAGATAGAAGAATTTGAACCACGGGCGCAGGTTGCAGACATTACATTTGAACACGACGCAGCCACAGGGCGCACAATACCTATTATTTATTTGGAGGAGGTGGAAACAGACAATGAGTGACAGAAAATACCCAGACATTGACTTTGTGGAAACCGACACAGAAACGATAGAAAGCAATCTAATTGCGCTGTATGAAAATATGGTGCAGCAGGTGCCGGGGCGTGAACGCTACAAGGTGTACCCGGCGTCACCGGAAAGACTTTTTATTGCATGGGTTGCAAACATCATTGTGCAACAGCGTGTCATTATCAATGAAACAGCAAAAAAGAACGTGCCACGTTATGCGGACGGTGAATACTTGGACAGCTTGGCAGAATTATTCAAGGACTTGGAAAGACTGCCAGCAAGTCCGGCGTCTGCAATGTTTCGCTTTTATATTTCAGAAGCACAGAAACAATCAGTGATTATTCCTGCGGGCACCAGAATTTCTTTTGATGGTGCCATTTTATTTGAAACAAAAGAAAATCTGGAAATAAAAGCCGGGCAGACATACGGGGACGTTGAGGGAATTTGCACAACAGCGGGCGACGTTGGAAACAATCTGGCAGCAGGGCAGGTCAAAGAACTGGTTGACCTATACGACTACTACCAGAAAGCAGAGAACATCACGGCAACCAGCGGCGGCGCAGAAGAAGAGGACGACGCCAGTTATTATGAGCGTATGCGTGAAAGTATGGAGAGTTTCAGCACGGCGGGTCCTATTAACGGGTACATATACTGGACAAAGAGCGTATCACCAGCCGTGGCAGACGTGGCAGTGACAAGCCCGGAACCTTGCGTTGTAGACGTCCGGGTGCTTTTGCAGAATGGACAGCAGGCAACGTCCGGGGTGCTGAAAGAGATTGAAGACGCCTTGAACGCTTCCGACATTAGACCACTGACCGACAAAGTGACGGTATCTGCACCGGAAACGGTAGCATTTGACGTTGACGTGACCTTTTATATTCCACAGCCAGACGCAGCCAGCGCCACAGTCATTGCGGCGGCAGCAACACAGGCAGTGGAAGAGTACGTGACATGGCAGACAAGCAAAATGGGGCGAGATATTAACCCGTCATACCTAACAGCAAAACTGATGGAAGCAGGCGTGAAGCGTGTTGAAGTCAGAAAGCCAGTATTCACGGTTGTTGATGATATAAAGGTTGCAAAGCTGGGAAGTAAAAGCGTTCTGAATGGAGGTATTGAAAATGTCTAAAACAATTTACAATGCCGATTATTCAGAGTGCTTGCCGGAAGCACTAAAGAAAGACCCCAAAATGGTTGCACTGGCAAACGCCACGGCAGCAGCACTGCTGGACACTTCCGGGATAATTGACAATGTGCTGATATATTCCAGATTTGACGAACTGCCAGAAGAACTGGTGGACATTCTGGCATACGACCTGCACGTTGACTGGTACGACTACAATTACCCGCTGGAAGCAAAACGGGATTTAGTGAAAAACAGCGTCAAGGTTCATAAGAAGATGGGCACAAAATACGCCATTGAAACAGCACTGGGCAGTTTATTTCCAGAAAGTGAAGTGGAAGAGTGGTTCCAGTATGAGGGAGAACCCGGATACTTTCACATTGTGCTTGATGTGACTAACCAGAGAATAACGGCAGACTATGCAGCTATTATCCGGGCAGTGAAGCTGTATAAAAGATTATCTGCACACATGGACGAATTGACCTATCAAGAGCAGGTCCACGGCGTCATATACACCCACGGGGAGTATTTCAGATACAAAACACCGCTGACCGGAAGACTTAACGCCGGAACATACCCACAGAGGAATACAAAAGCCGGGATAGGTGCTGCAACCTATATTGTGGGAACAGAAGCAGCAGGCTTCATATTCACAGCACCAGCAGCAGGCACAAAGCCATACAGAAACACGGTATTTTCACAGCAGGCGGCGCATATCGACGCAGACACGGCGTTGAATACGTTTGGCTATACAAATACACCAGCAGGACGGATAAAAGCCGGAGAACAGCCACAGAGGAACACCAG